CGGAGTGCGTGCGTTTTTCCATAGATGGGTCCCCATTGGCTCTACGTGGCAAAAAGTGGCAATGACTGGCAATTCATGGCAATGGGTGGCTAAGGGTGGAAAATTGGAGATAAATGTGCGAGTGATTGTAGTTTTTAGTGGCATAACATGTTATGCGTGATATTTATTTTTCCCAAAGGGTTGACTCTCAGATTAAGAAGAGTATATTTATACACATGGACGCAGTAACTGGTCCTAAACGAGAATGATTCTCATTAACATTTAACTAACATAAAGGAAATAATATGAATACTATCAATGACTTAAACAAACAACAAGCAACTCTATACCGTTCATACGTCAAGGCAAATCAAATGGACGTTAACCAACAGGCTAAGATTGACGCCTATATGGACCAAGGCAAGCAAGGACATGCAGAGATTCTAGGCATAGTCGAACTCATGAAGGTTAACAATGAGTCAACAGCTAAGATTAAAACACAGGTTTCGAGAGCCAGTGGCAAGCAAAAATCAGGACTAAGCCTTCAAGGACTAGGCAAGGATGATGTAGCTGTTATAGCACCTAAAAAAGCTAGTACAAAGGACAAGCAAGAGGTGGCAGAGAAGGCACCAAAACCAGAGGACAGTGTTGAACCTAATACTCAATCAATCACACATGACCAAGCGTGGGAGTTTGTAGAAAAGTATTTCACACTAGACGAGGTGGAAGCTCTCAGAGGTGCTGTTAAGGCTAGAATAGCAGAGAAGGTCAAGAAAATAATCGCTGCCTAATCTAACCACTAACCAAGAAAGCCGGCTTTATGCCGGTTTTTTTGTGCCTGTAATCCTGAGAATGAGCTCCATATATTCGATATTAGAGGACTTTATATAGTAAGCAATACCAAAGCTTGCCTAAACAATAATAATCCAAGCAAGATACCCTGAGTTTGACATTAGAGCATTAGTATGAGATAATTCATACATGAATCGAGATACAGGGATTCAAAACAGGCATAACATGTTATGCGTTGACAATAACTAAAAATGAGAGGTGTTAAATGTACGATGTAGATTGTATGACAATCTCAGAGCATGCGTTAAAAACTCCGGAAGGTTTATTGGATGTGATTAAATTTGTATTCACTACAATCCAACAGCCTTTGAGTAGCTGTAAAAATCAATTGAATGATATTGATACGCATGGCACTGAAAGTAAATATTTATTTGGTAGCAAAAGAGCCGGATTAAAATATGCAATGGAAAATAAAACTAAATTGTTTTGGAAGGTGCAAGAATTGCAGAAGGAATCATTAGAAAATATTGATACAGTCAGTAAAGCTGTAAGATTATTCATGGAGGTTCCGGGTTTAGGTGCTGTAAAGTCTGCATTTGTATGTCAAATGTTAGGCTTTAATGTATCATGTATTGACAGTCATAATTTAAATAGGCTAGGAATGGAATTAAAAGATGTAACTATCCCTAATTCATTGACAGAAAAAACCAAAATGAAAAAGATAAAAGCCTATGTACACTTGACACAGAGAAAAGGTACTGTATACTGGTGGAACTCGTGGTGTGATTATGTAGCCAGTAAAGGTGGCATGAATAAAGCATTAGCGACAGGCAATGAAGTGAGTGCATTCCATGTGGAGTGCGTAATAAGGTAGGCATAACATGTTATGCGTTAATAATAATAAAAGTCCAAGGAGGACATATGAAAAAGTTATATAGAGATAGTTCAACACCTAAGAAAAAGTTTTATCATTTTAATATTGTAGGTTTTAAGTTTAGACTAAAGACTTATAGAAGAGATGTGATAAAGAAGTTTAATATCTATTCAGATAATCAAGGTCTAGGTTTAAACTTTAGTAGAAGAAATTTAAAATTATATAGGAGCTAGTAATGACTAAAGATTATTTAAATGATGTGAGAAACCTTACGGAAACATTAGAGGTAGATGAAAGAACTATAACAGTTGAACGAATGACTGGTAATGGTGAGAAGGAAGTTACTAGAGATGAGTTTATTAAAGTATGGGTAGACCATGCACAGTTATGGTCATTGGTAGACTATGATGAGATAACAGTTATGACTATAATGGTGGATGAGATTAAAGAAGCCATTACAGAACTAGCCGGTCATAGTTGGGATTTAAAATATATTAGAAAAATAAAAAACATGGAGAAGGCTAATGAGCATAGTGCTTGACACACCTGAACAGATACATGGCTTTAGGCATAGAACTTTATTGATTGGTTTGGAAACTGAAATTAAATTTCCCGGTCATCAATTAACTAGAGGTCGTACTTGTTACGCTAGGATTAAATCTGAGTTTGGATTAAAAGGTAACAAACAAAAAGTGTATGACCAATTTAAACAAATGATAGAGGAGAAGGCTAATGGCTAACTATAAATATGAAGTAATAATTGACAATGAGATATCAGTAAAGTTTGACACTGAGGATAAAGCAGAAGAGTATAAACTTGCAATGGAGAAAACAAACAAGTATAATACTGTTAGTGTCAAGAGATACTGGTACATGGATGAACTTATAACACAGGAGGATAGTAATGAAAGCAAATAGCTTTAGTTTTATGAAGGAAGGTTTTGACTGGGAACAGGAACAGGACAATGACATGGAAGAGATAGATATGGAAAAAGTCTACATGGAAGTTGATGACTTATGGGATGCGTATAGAGATACAGGTATGCGACCAAGTGATTTTATAAGTGAGGTAGACTAATGGCTAACCCTAATAATAATATGAACGCTTATAAACAAGCATTGGAAATTAACAGGAAGTTAAAGCGAGAGAATGATAAACTCAATAAAAGAATTGACAGAGCAGTTGAAATAATTGATGACTTTATTGAGTTTGATAGCAATTTTATAGATGAATATGACGATTTTTTACATGCAATAATGGAGTATCTAAATGGCAGACATTAATGGAGTAGAAAGAACTTATGCTAACAAAGATGAGTATGACTTTGAAGGTGGTGAGGTAGATGACAATCTAAATTACTATAATGTTAAAGTAAAATGGACAGGTACTATTGCTTCCTTTAAAATACTGGCTCATGGTGAGCAAGAAGCAGTCAAGATAGCTAATAAAAAGCTAGACATGGAAAGTAATGGACTAATACATTTTGAAACAGAGGTAATGGAATGAGATGCAGAGCATGTAACAAACAACTGAACGACAACGAGTCAGTGTATAAAGACAATGAAACAGGTGAGTATTTAGATATGTGTAATAACTGTATTCGTAAGAGCTATGCAAGCTTTGACTTGGAAGGTGATGATGATAGAAAATATGTTGAAACTTTGTTTACAAAATTATAATAGTATGTTATAATATTATTATAGATATATAGATATTAAAGGTTAATAAAAGGTTAAGTAAAGGATAAATAAAAGATATATTAATAGCTATTATGGTGTCGTAGTTATTAATAATTTTTCAGACACCAATGAGGATATAATTATGGCAGTAGCAATCGGTGAAGCACTATACCCGGCTCTCTTTGAACCAAAGGTAGATAAATACACACCAACACCCGGAGTTTATTCAATAGACTTGAAGGTAACTGATGAAGAAAGGGATAGACTAATAGCATCCGGTATCAAACCGAAACAAAAAGATGCTAATGTGTTTGTGTTTAAACGTAAGCCTATCACAGCTAAGGGCAACCACATGCCTGCACCTACAGTAGTAGATGAGAACAAGCATGGTTGGGATAGTGCAATTAAGATTGGCAATGGCTCGCAAGTTAAGGTAGCGTACTCAACATACGAACACCAAGCAACTGAGCAGTTCGGTCTAGGTAAATCTTTAGATGCTGTACAGGTGGTCAACCTTGTGGAATACACAGGTGGTGGCAATGCACTTGATGAGTTTGATGCAGTAACTAAGGAAGATGTTCCATTCTAATAGGCATAACATGTTATGTCATGGCTACTCTGTAATGGGGTAGCCACTTTAGGGATTTGAACTGGCAATTTAAAGCCTATTCCTAAAGCATTTGCAGAGCAACGAGTATATATATACACAATTATATACACAAATAATAATTTAACTGGGATGAATTATGGAACAGCAACAAGGCACCTTTGTTCAACACGAACCATGTCCATCATGTGGCAGTAAAGATAACCTAGCAAGGTACTCTACTGGTCAAGGATATTGTTTTGGATGTGGACATTGGGAAGGACCTAATGGTCAGAGTAAAGCTGAACCAATTATAGAGGATAAGAGTATGCAATTATTTACAGGTAACAGTGGTGCCATTGTAGACAGAGGTATCAATGCAGATGTTGTGCAGAAGTATGGCGTTACCTTACAGTACGGAGAGGATGGTTTAATCAAGAAGCATTGCTACCCATACCATGATGCTGACAATGGTGAGCATCTAGGTAACAAGATACGCACTGTTGATACCAAAGACTTTCTATATGATGGTAACAGTAAGGATGTAGGACTGTTTGGAGAGAACATATTCAAGGGTGGTGGTAAGTACATCACAGTCTGCGAGGGCGAGCTTGATGCAATGAGTGTTCACCAAATGTTCGGTAACAAGTACGCATCAGTCAGTCTACGCACTGGCTCTAAAGGTGCGAAGAATGATATCAAGCGTAGCCTTGAGTACCTAGAGTCATTCGACTGGGTAGTCTTGTGCTTTGACACAGACAAGGCAGGCAAGGATGCAACCAAGAGCGTGGTAGATTTGTTCTCACCTAACAAAGTTAAGGTGTGTAACCTACCTCTCAAGGATGCAAACGAAATGCTAGTGCAAGGTAAGATAGCTGACTTCACTAGGGCATGGTGGGATGCCAAGCCTTACAGACCGGATGGTATTGTAGCTAGTGAGGACACATGGAACATACTGACAGAGGAGATACGTGTCGAGTCCGTTCCTTATCCGTGGGTTGGCGTCAATGATTTAACCTATGGTTTCCGTAAGGGTGAGCTTGTAACTATTACAAGTGGCTCAGGCATGGGTAAATCTCAAATGGTCAGAGAGCTAGAACATTACTTGCTCAACGCAACTGATGAGAACATAGGTATCTTAGCTTTGGAAGAGAGCGTAAAGAATACTACGCTAGGTGTCATGTCCATCGAAGCTAACAAACCATTGCACCTCAACATGCAAGACGTAGATGACAGTGAGCTTAAAGGTTACTGGGATAAGACCATGGGCAAAGGTCGTGTGTTTATGTATGACCACTTCGGTAGTACCAGTGAGGATAACTTACTCTCTAAGGTACGCTACCTAGCCAAAGGTTTGGACTGTAAGTGGATTGTACTAGACCACCTGTCTATCGTAGTCAGTGACCAAGAGGTTATGGATGAGCGTAAAGCTATTGATAGTATCATGACTAAGCTACGACAGCTCGTACAGGAAACAGGCATAGGCTTGTTCCTTGTTTCTCACTTGCGTAGACCAATGGGTAAGGGTCATGAAGAAGGTGGACAGATAAGTCTATCAGAGCTTCGTGGTTCAGCTAGTATTGCACAGCTATCCGACATGGTGATTGGCTTAGAAAGAAACCAACAAGCTGATGACCCTGTGGTTCGTAACACTACGATACTTAGAGTCTTAAAGAATAGATTCAGTGGACTCACTGGTCCTGCATGTTCTCTACACTACGACAAAGAAACTGGTAGAATGAAGGAAACAGATTCAGTGGGAGAATTTTAATGAAACAAATTATACTAGACATAGAAGCGAACGGTCTTAGACCTGACACTATATGGTGTATAGTTGCTAAGGAGGTAGAGTATGGAACTGTTAATGTCTTTATTGGCGAAGATATTTTTAGCTTTCCTGATTGGGTACGTGATAATAGTATTACTCACATTTGTGGGCATAATATTATTGGATATGATTTACCCGTCTTGGAAAAGATTACGGGATTCAGATGGCAAGAAGCTATTCAAGACACGCTAGTCATGTCAAGACTTGCCAACCCTAACAGGGAAGCAGGTCATTCACTAGAGTCATGGGGTAACAGGCTTGGCTTTAGCAAGGGCGACCACTCTGAATGGGGTGAGTTCTCTTGGGATATGGTTGAGTATTGTAAGCGTGATGTTGAGTTAACTGAGAAGGTATACGAAACATTGACCAAGGAACTGTCAGGTTTCAGAGAGGAGAGCATCAAGCTTGAGCATGATGTTGCTCGTATCATTACCCAACAGATAGAGAATGGTTGGTTTATTAATGAGCGTGAAGCTAACCTATTACTTGGTGAGCTGAGAGAAAAGCTACATAATGTAGAGGTTGATGTGCGTAATACATTCAAGCCATTACCTGTGTGGATAGACTTACAGCATCCCGGTGACAAGTGGTACAACAAGGATGGTAGTACGTCCAAGCGTGCACAAGCACAGCTAGACAAGGGTGCTCATTGGTTAGAGGAGGGTAATGCTATTGTTGACATAGACAGTGACTGGGGATATAAGAAGTGGGGTTACTATATATACCCTGACTTTAACCTTGGCTCTCGTCAACAGATAGCTAGGTACCTTAAACACTTTGGTTGGAAACCTACTGAGTTTACAGAGAAAGGTAACACGATTGTCAACGAGCGTGTACTCAATGAGGTAGACTTACCACAGGCTAAACAGATAGCTGAGTACCTTATGTTACAGAAACGTGTAGCACAGGTGCAGAGTTGGGTAGATTCAATAGAGATTGATGGCAGAGTACGTGGCTATGTCAATCCTATCGGTGCTGTGACTGGTCGCATGACACATGCTAGACCTAACTTAGCACAGGTACCTGCATCCTATTCACCTTATGGTGCTGAGTGTCGTAAGCTATGGACCGTAGAACAAGGTAACTTCCTAGTAGGTATGGATGCTAGTGGTCTTGAGTTACGCATGCTCGCCCACTATATGAATGACCCTTCCTATACTCGTGAGGTATTAGATGGTGACATTCATACTGCTAATCAAAAGTCTGCCGGTCTACCTACCCGTGACCAAGCCAAGACTTTCATCTATGCTTTCCTATATGGTGCAGGTGATGAGAAGATTGGTAGCATTGTAGGTGGTACATCTGCTGATGGTAAGGAAGTCAAGCGTAAGTTCCTTGATAACACACCTGCTCTCAAGTCTTTACGTGAGCGTGTAGCGACAGCATCTAAGCGTGGCTACCTCATAGGCTTAGATGGTAGGCGTATCATAGTAAGGTCTGAGCACTCTGCTCTTAACACTTTACTTCAAGGTGCAGGTGCTATCGTCATGAAGAAAGCTTTAGTCCTTCTTGATAAGAATGCTAGATGGCGAGAGCTTAACTATAAGATTGTTGGTAACATACATGATGAGATACAGACAGAAGTTCTTGATATGGATTCCAAAGCTTTTGGTGAGCTTGCTGTTCTTGCAATAGAAGAAGCGGGTAAAGCCTTTAACCTTAACTGTCCACTGGATGGTGAATACAAGATAGGAGAAACGTGGAATGAAACGCACTAACTTTACATGTGACAACGTAAACCCTAGCCATTACAGGCAAGGCAAGATAGAAGTAATAGACTTCATACTAGACCAAAAGATGGACTACCTAACTGCGTCAGCTATGAAGTATATCTGTAGACATAATCACAAACATGGTGAGGATGGAGATGGTCAGATAGATGACCTAAGAAAAGCAAGATGGTTCATTGAGAAACTAATCGAGCAAAAACTGGGAGCAAAAGATGAGTAATATAGATGACTTAGTTCAAGATATATACGACTTAGCTGAAACAAAGAGTCACCCTGCTAGGGTACCTGCCGAACAAATTTTTAAAGACTTCGGTTCCAACATGGAATCTATACTTAGAGATTGGCTATACCCTAAGGACTATAGCGGTGGCACATTAAGGATGTCTAACATTGGACACCCTGATAGAAAGCTGTGGTACAAACACAGGAAAGATAAGTACAAAGGTGAGAGGTTAAGAGCTCACACTTTAATCAAGTTTCTTTACGGTCACTTGATTGAAGAGATGATACTCGCACTGGTCAAACTCTCCGGTCATGATGTAACAGATGAACAGAAGAGAGTAGAGCTTGAAGGTATCAAGGGTTCAATGGACTGTAAGATTGATGGTCTATTGTGTGATGTAAAGTCTACATCAACCTATGGCTTCAAGAAATTCAAAGAGAACAGTCTGCAATATGATGACCCCTTTGGATACATAGACCAAATCAGTGGCTATGGTCAGGCTGAGGGTGCTGATGAAGCATGCTTCCTAGCCATGGATAAATCAAACGGACACCTAGCTGTATCAAAGGTGAACCTGTTAGATAAAGATGTAGTAAAAAGAATCAAGCATGTTAAGGAGATGATAGAACTAGATACAATTCCTGAACCATGTTATGACCTAGTGCCTGATGGTAAGTCAGGTAACATGAAGCTTCCAGTAGGATGTTCTTACTGTGAGTATAAGAAACATTGTTACCCTAACATGAGAGTCTTTGCCTATTCAACTGGACCTAGATTCTTAGCGGTAGTTAATGTAGAACCTAAAGTAATGGAGATTAGAAACTATGAGTAAAGAATATAAATTAATAGTAGCAGATGTGCGTAGCTTTGAAGCACAGGTTAACAGAGGTTTAGAAACTGGATGGGACTTACAAGGTATTCCGTTCTATGATGGCTCTAGGTTTATTCAAGCTATGATTAGAGAGAAGTCTAAGAAGAAGGATAAATAATGGAGTGGAAATACAGGGGAATGATGGACAAGGATGGTGTCTGTACTGTAAGGGAAGTGTTCTATGAACCTGATGGTACAATCAGTAGCTTTGCTGTCGACCCTGCATGTCCAACTGGTGACAGTCCGGAGGAGCTAGTAACACACATGGCTCTGATGTTGGAAAGTCTACAACAACCCTTCTTACTTGAAGGAGATTTCATACCGGAAGGAGATGGTGAACTTGAGTTTACCTTTATAAGAGAAGATGAAAAAAAATACCATTAAATATAGGAACAAGTTTGAAGCCGGTGTTGGTGAGAAACTAACCGGTTGGAACTATGAACCTTACCATATACCTTACATAACAAAGCGTAAGTACATACCTGATTTTACTAAGGGTAATATATTAGTAGAGTGTAAAGGATACTTTAGAGTAGGCGACACACAAAAGTATAAAGCTATTCGAGATTCATTACACACACAGGAGCTTGTGTTTGTCTTGACCAATGCTAACAAGAAAGTTAGGAAGGGTTCCAAGATTACTATGGGTGAGTGGTGTGAGAAAGAAGGGTTCAAGTGGTTCACAACGGATACATTGAAGGAGCTAAAGCGTTATGGCACTACTACTAAATGAACTAAAAGAAAAGATAACTAAGGAGTTTGATGTCTGTCTGCTCTGTGAGTTCCTCGATATAGAACCTGAGGAACTGGTAGAAAGATTTGATGACAAGCTTATTGATAACATACATAAATTTAAAGGACTAGAGGATGAATAAATTACCAAGTGATTACCAAAACTTTATCGCTCTTAGCAGGTATGCAAGATGGCTACCTGAAAAGAAACGTAGAGAAACATGGAAGGAAACAGTAGCACGCTACTTTGATTTCATGGAGGTACACCTGAAAGAAAACACTAACCAAGAGTTAGTACCCAAGACTCGTAAGATTCTTGAAGATGCTGTGCTTAACCTAGAGGTTATGCCTAGTATGAGAGCACTGATGACAGCAGGTCCTGCCTTAGCTAAGAATCATATCGCAGGTTATAACTGTGCTTACCTTAGTGTTGACCATCCTAAAGCATTTGATGAATGTCTATTCATTCTTATGCACGGTACTGGTGTTGGCTTTAGTGTAGAGCGACAGCAGATAAACAAACTACCTGAGGTACCTGAGGAGTTAGTAGATGTAGAGGATGTTATTGTTGTACAAGATAGCAAGGAAGGATGGCAGTCTGCTTTCCGTAAGCTTATCACTTACTTGTATGATGGTGAGATGCCTAAGTGGGACTTCTCAAAGATAAGACCTAAGGGTTCAAGACTAGCTACCTTTGGTGGTAGAGCATCAGGACCTGAGCCATTACTAGACTTGTTTAACTTTGCTACCAACCTGTTTAAAGATGCAGTAGGTCGTAAGCTAACTAGCTATGAGTGTCACCGTATGATGTGTAAGATTGCAGAGGTTGTAGTTGTAGGTGGTGTACGTAGGTCTGCACTTATCTCTTTGTCTAACCTAACTGATGAACGCATGCGTAATGCTAAGTCCGGTCAATGGTGGTCTGATACCCCTGAGATGGCACTAAGTAACAACAGTGTATGCTACACAGAGAAGCCTGACATTGGTATCTTCATGAAGGAGTGGACTTCTTTATATGAATCTAAGTCAGGTGAGCGTGGTATCTTCAACAGGGAAGCGGCTATCAAACAAGTAGAGTCTATAGGTAGACGTGACACTGACCACCTGTTCGGTTGTAACCCTTGTAGTGAAATCATTCTTAGGGATGGACAGTTCTGTAACTTGACTGAGGTTGTAGTCAGAGCAGAAGATAAACAGAAAGACATCATGCGTAAGGTTAGACTAGCCAGTATACTTGGTACCTTCCAAGCTTCACTGACTAACATCAAACGTCTGCGTCCTAAGTGGGTACACAATACAGAAGAGGAAGCATTACTAGGTGTGTCATTGACTGGCATCATGGACAATGAGTTCATGAATGGTAACAACACAGACAGAGGACACTATGGTAAGCGTAGCCTACCTGACTTCTTATCAGACTTAAAGAAAGAAACTGTTAAGACTAACGAGCATTGGTCAGAGTTACTAGGTATTCAACAAGCTACTGCAACTACTGCTATTAAACCTAGTGGTACAGTCAGTCAGCTAGTAGATAGTGCCAGTGGTATACACACTAGACATAGTGATTACTATATCCGTAGAGTTAGAGCAGATGCTAAGGACCCAATAGCACAGCTAATGGAGGACCAAGGTATACCTGCTGAAGCTGACGTCATGAAACCTAACAGTGTGAAAGTATTCTCCTTCCCTATGAAAGCTCCTAAGGGTGCGGTAACTAGGAACGAGAGAACTGCTATTGAACAACTAGAGCTATGGCTTATGTATCAAAGATACTACTGTGAGCACAAGCCTAGTGTAACCATTAGTGTTAGAGAACATGAGTGGATGGATGTAGGTGCGTGGGTATACAAACACTTTGATGAAGTGTCCGGTGTATCTTTCCTACCTCACTCTGACCACACATATCAGCAAGCACCTTACGAAGAGTGTGATAGAAAGACTCATGATGACCTAGCTTGGAAGATGCCTAAGGAAGTTAACTGGGATTTGATTAGCGAGTATGAGTTGACTGACCAAACTGTCAGCACTAAAACCCTAGCCTGTACTGGTAGTGTATGTGAACTTGTTGACTTAGTTGAAGAAGAGAGGGATATAGAATGATAGAAACAGCCTTACTTATTTTAGCTTTACAACTTTTAATAATTAAATTGGGAGAATAATATGTGGTATAATAAAGGAGTAACACCTAAAAACCTATTTAACTTAGCGTTGCTAGTGGTAAGTAGTGTGTCAGCAGGTTCGTTACTATATGTTGTTATGTTTCTTGAAGCTCTGAGAACGAGTGGATAGTATATGTTAAACTTAAAAGGAGTAATTATGAAAGACATGATTAATCAAGTTCTTGAAAACAAATCGCTTACTGTGTTTCTAGGTGTAGTGATTGTTGCATTGGTATTCGGATGGCTTGGTGCCCCTGCCGGTGCATAAAATGTTTAATAGGGGTCTTGTTCAATTGGACAGGACCTCGATACTCTACTTAAAACTAAGGAAACAATATGCCCTTAAACAAAAGCAACGACATAAAAGAATTAAAGAAGTTTGACATTGACTTGTCATTCGGACAGCAGTGGGAACAATACATAGATGAAATGTTCTCCGGTGCTAAGACTTGTGAAGTAAAAACTGAACGTGACAGATGGGCACAGACTGGAAACATCTGTATTGAAAGTCAAAGCTATGGTAAGCCTAGTGGTATTGAAGCTACCGAAGCTGACATGTGGGTACACAATCTAACAATTAACAACGAGTTAATATGTAGCCTTGTGTTTCCTGTAGATAAACTAAAAGAAATCCTACCTAAGTTACCTAAGAAAAGTGTAATGGGTGGAGATAATAATGCGAGTAAGTTACAGCTAGTTAACCTAGTTAAACTTATGGAAGTGATAAAGGATTTGTGAATAACCCTTTAAACCTATCTAATTCTTCTGCTGATTTTAACCTTTCTTTCATGTTAGGCTTACTAGGCTTCTCATATTGCTGAGAAAAAGTCTTAGTAATATCAGCAGTAGACCCATCCTCAAAAGATTTACGTATGGCTTTCCTAGCCTTTCCTCCTATCTCTAATGCTCCTGTATAGTTTCCTTTAGCATCGTAGTTATCATTATATACAGCATCAGCCATAAACTTAACTTGTGATTCAGCTGAGTCATTTAACCCTTCCTTCTCTAAGTATTTAAAATAGTATGGCTTTTGATAGTCAAATTGGAAGAGTCCATATCCGGGTCCATTGTCCTGCTTTTTAGTGTAGTCATAGGTGTACCCTGTTTCAACAGCAATGTTGGCTAGAACGCCAGTTATGGCACGCTCAGGCAGGTATTGAGATAACAGTCCTGCTATGTATATAGGGTTGGACATTAATACTTACCAACACCTAAGTAAGTTTTAATATAATCTTCTCTGTCTGCTTTCTCTGGTATTTGATGTAAGATTTGTATCATCTCATCTCTATTTAACTCTCTAATCTGACTAGCCATTTCTCTTTCTTTATTACCAGTACCGCTTAGGTCCCTTAAATACTCTTGTCTTTTTTCTTCAACTCCTAAGTTATCAAATATCTTTTCAGAGTTCCAAGAAAAATCGTTGTTGTTATTACTAAACATCCCTGCCATTTTTATCTCCGTTATATGTCACGCCATGCGTCTTTTAAATATCCCTTGCCCGGAATGTTCGGAACAAGTCTTAGTATAATTTTATCTATATCACCTTTAGATAAGTCACCCAAAGTATCTAAAGCATCTGAAATTGTAGGTCCAGCTATTCCAGCTAAAGCACTGCTTCCTCTTTCTCCTACTTGTTGTAATGTATCAAACCATAACCCAAACGCACCTGCATTACCTATGCCATTTATAAGAAGTTCAAATGCGTTTCTGTTTTCTTCTATATCTCTGCCAGTTAATAAAGACCTTACTTGTTCAATAGCATTACCACCTATGCCTGCAAAAGCCATGTAAGTTAATAACGGTGCAGGGTTTTTATTAATAAACAACTCATCAGCAACACTTCTCTTTAAAAACCTAGCTTGAAAAAACATAAATGATTTAAATTTAGTAGCTAGTTTATACCAAGGTTTACTCCAGTTAACAGGAAGTGTAGCAGACTCGCCTGAAAAGTTTACTCTTTTATTAAACATGTGACCTGCAATAGCTATGTCTTGGGCACTCAGTTCTGTTCTTAAAGGGTCAGCTACTCCTAACTCTTTCATTTCTCTCTGTAATTTATTGGCTATCTTTGAATCACCCTTACCGTTTTTAATTAGTTTTTGTAGTTTAGTGTGTAAGTATTTAACATGACCAACTCCCATAACAGCAGCACCTCTTCTGTTAAGTCTTTCAACACTCATGAATCCAGTTGCTCTTAAAAACTGTGTTGGTTCATTTAAAAATTTCCATGGACCTTTAAACTCTCTATCAATAATACGAGCTGAAGGAGAATTTTCAGTAAGTATCTTAGCTAAGTCCATATCCCCTAGTACACCTACAGCGTTAATATCAGCCATGTCTTGTGGTGACTTTACTATAGCTCTTACTAGGGAGCTTATAGCTTTATAAGGTAGTGTAACTAAATTACCTGAACGAGCAAGCTCAGTTGTTCCATTAACAAAAGTCTGTGTAGCGTTAGGAATAAAAGCTAGTCCTAGCTTATGGTTTTGTAAAGCATTAATCCTAGAGATAGCTCTTCCTGACATCTTTGAATTAACATCCTGTACATTTCTTATTACTGCAGACTTTAGGGGGTCGCCTACAGCAGTAAAATAAATTTCCTGTACGTCATCTGCTTCTGTATTTTTACCATCTTTTCTTAATTGTTTAATAAACTTTGTTACTCTTTCATCATCAGCACCAAATCTTTTAGCATACTCATTTCTTTTAATAGTATCAGCAAAAAACATCTGCCATCTTTCAGCTGCTGGAGCCATAAAAGGGTCAAGGTCACGTTCCATTCTTGCAGGAATAACAAACTTCCTAGTTTTTTCTAAGTGGGTAGAGCGTTTAATGTTTGTTCTATCCATTGCATTCATAAACCAAAGACGTTTAATATCTTTAGCGTTCATTTCTCCACTTAAAAACTCTTTAGTATATTCTTTACTTCCACTAATATTTTGAATAAGTTTTTCAGTTGACTTAGGACTTTTCTTTAATGCAGCTTGAAGGTAATTTTTAAATTCAGCTGCACCTTTAGGGTCGGTTAAGTAAGCGGTGTTCCATATACGTGGAACATAAGAAGTATCTTTTATAAACTTATTAAAATCTTTTCTACTAATAACTCCTGACTTAGCAGCATCAGTAAGAACAGCTTTTTTGTCTTTAAGAATCATATTAATATATTGTTTTTGCACAGGCGTTACACCTTTAGCATTAACTCCATTCTCTATAAGACGATTAGTATCTCCTAATTCTTTTTTATTTTGTTTAATAAAAGACGCTATCTTACCATTAATTCTAGCTACGTTTATATCTATAGCTACATTAGCACCATACATAGCTTCACCTAAATTTCTAGCACCTGAGTTTATTAATTGAATATCAGGACCATATACAGTTCTTGCAAGTCCTGAACCTATTTGGTCGTTAATGTATTTATAAGTGTTATAACCCCACCTGTTAAACTTAGGTAACACAACATTACCTACATTTACCATGTCTGCCATAAGAGCCTTTTCACCTGCTTCAGTTTTTTCTACTCTATCTCTAGCTCTTAATATACTATCATTGTATTTTACATCATCAGGTGTTTTTACTTTACGAGGAGGAATAAGCTCTGATTCAGCTAACCTTTTTGTTCTAGGAGTAACTAGGGTTGATTGTTCAGCAATAAATTTTTCTTTACTTGGAGTACCTAGTATAGCTTCTTCTGAGTTTCTAACAACAGTAGGAACAGCATAATCAAAACCTTCTGCTCTCCTTTTAACTACTTCTGCTTTAACGTCTTTAGGACTCCATCCTATTTTTTTAAGAAACTTCTTTAAAGATTTTTCATCTTGAACAGCTAATCCTATTTCATCTATAACTTGTTGATTACTTAGATTTGATTTTATTAAATAGTCATCAGCTAAGTTTTTTAAAGTTGCTTTTACAGCAGCAGAGCCACCACCTATGCCAATACCAAAACCATAACCAGCTATTCCTCCAGCAAGAGCATCAATACTTGTGTCTAAAAGATTAACATTTTCTTGTACTCCACCTTGTATAAGAACTCTTTGGTCAGATAGATTATCAACAGCCATGTAGGTAGCACCTACTTTAAATCCTTTGTTAGCTCCTTGTGCTATGCTTCCTGATAAGAACTTTTTAATGCCTACTTTAACAGCTTCTTTTTCTAAATCTTTTTTTAATAACTTTTTACCACCAAACTTAATTAGTTGTCTAACTATATTACCGCCATAATAAGTAGTAGGGTCTGACAGTATAGCTGCTGTAATGTTTTCCCATTTAGCTGAAAGACTAATACCACCGTCATCTTCACTACCTAATAGTTTTTGAAAGTTAACCCATTGAACAGCAAAGTCTTGTTTCTGTTCATCAGTCATTTTTAAAGATTTTAAACCTTCTATACCTTTCTTAGCAAAGTTGTATTCAAAGAAATGTTGAGCTCTTATCCACTCGTTTATTAACTCATCTTTTGTTTTTAATTTTTTATCTTTGTTATAAGCACCGTATGTTCTCTGTAAAGATTCAAGAAGTGGTCTGTTACTTTTCATATCTTGAATAGTAAACTCTTCTCCGCCTTTTAAATCAAGACCTGTACCTATAGAGTCCATCCAGTTAACGGAACCTTCCGCACAGTCTTTACCGCCTTTTTCAAATGTACACATAGTATCATTTAAAAACATTTTTCTTTTGTCTAGGATAGCTTGGTATTGAGTGTTAAGATTTATTTTTCCTTGCTCATCACCTTTCTCATCTAGCTCTTTCCACAAAGATTGATACTCATTTCTTTTTTCCGCATAAACATTTGTCCAATAATCAGCAGCTTCTCCATCTTCACTGAATGTTTTGTTTAATTGATTAACTTCCTCAAGAGATTGGATTTGTTTTTCAGCTTGAGATACACTTGTAACACCATATGCTGTATCTCCTACATCCAAGTAAGGTCCTGATGGCATCCATCCTTCAGATTCTATTCGATTGATTTCATCTTCTACTAAAGCATCCTCCACTTTTTTAAGAGGATTATTAGAAATTACTGATAGATTATTTTGTTTATCTCTAATCCACTCAGCTCTTGAAGAGTAACCTATAGGGATTCCTGCTGGCATATTAGTCTGTTATCATTGTAGAAGAACCACTGCCTTGTCCAGCACCTTGTCCACCACTAGCTGTATTAACAGCAGTACCCATAATGCTTTGTAAAGGATTCTCTAAGTTTTTAAACTCATTCCATATTGAATCAGGAGTAACTCCTCTATTTTTAGCAAGGTAATAAAGTTGAACTGCTATATCATTTTCTGTATACAAACCTTCTTCACCATCTTTACCAGTAAAATCTTTAATTCCAAAATCAATATCTTTATCTACAAATGTAATAATTCTGTCAAGTTCTGTTTTACCCGGAGGAGAATAAGAAGTTTCAGACGCAGCTTTAGCAGCTACTGCTTTCTTATAATCTACACCTGTAATACTGGTAACAAACTCCTCTAGTGTTCCTTTATATCCACCACCTGCAGTAGACTTAGCATACTCATAAAGACTAATAGAGCTTTCTTTCTGAATAGTTTTAAGGTTAGATATTAGTTTTTGATAATCAGTAAAGCTTCCATCATACTCTCCATTTGCTACAGCAAACTTATAGTTTTTACTTAGCTCTGTTTTATCAAGATTACCAATCATAGCTTCACTTTGAATAATGTCTTGCTCAATTCCTCTTATTCTTGCTTCATCAACTGTTACGCCACTCTTAGAAGCTGCAATCTCTTGTTCAATTTTTTCAATGTTAGCTGCGTTTAACTCTGTGTTTAAATTCATTTGTTTTTCTGCTAACTCTACTTGAGATTTAGAAGCATTAATAACTTGTTCAATCCTACGTATATCAGCTTCTTGAAACACGCTTTTTAAATCAGTTAATATTTCTTGATTGCTAACACCTGCTTTAGATGCAGCAATTGCTTGGTCTATTTGCTCCATTTGTGATTCAGTGTAGCGTTTAGATAAGTTAAACTTCATTTCCGCTAAGTTATCACCAGCAACAATTGAACCTGTCTGTGCTTCTAGGTTTGCAAGCTCTGCTAAATTTCTTGAATACACGTTAGCTGTGTCCATCATATCTTTAGCTTGGTCGTAGAAACCACCTTGCCATAATGCTGATGACATTTCTTGTAAACTTTCTGGTTTACTGGGGTCAAAATTAGGTATACTTGCAGTAATTTTTTGGAAGTCAGCTACTCTTTGTTCAGCAGTTGTTACTCCACCCAAACCTCTACCAACAGACCTGCCAAGCATACCTCCTGCTCTGCCTGCAGCGTTAGTAATAGCCTGCCATCCTGTGCCTACGTTGGCAGAAGAAGCTTCTCTTTGATTAGCAGCATCTATTAATTCAGCTTCATATTTATTTAAACCTGTAAACATTCCTTGTTCTGCCATTAGTAATCTCCTCTACCGGGTCCTCGATTTAAACTCATAGGCTGATAACTGCTTGAGCCTGTTGCACTTCTGTTAAATAAATTACTCATATAATTATTAAAACCGTCATACTCTCTATCACCAAACTGTTCCATAGCGTTTGCCCAAAAGTTTGCTTGTGTACCACCAAGACCAAGTGCAGCTCCTTGTTGTGCATTACCTGCATATTGAGCTCCAGCACCCATAAGTCCAGCCATTTGTGCACTCGTGTTTGCATAGTTCATAGGAAGATTACCTATAGCAAGTGCAGTTTGTCTATCTTGTAATTCTCTTGCTCTCATAGAGTCTAATGTATTTTGTGCAGTAGCATAAGAATTAGATAATAGTCCAAGTCTTTGCTGTCCTTGTGCTTCCTGTAGTGCTTGCATCTGACCTGCACCACCTGTACTACCTAGCCTACCTTGTTGTAGTAACCTAGACTCTTGAGCCAATGATTGCCTTTCTTGTTCAGGTGCTACTAAACCTAGCTGTTGATTATACAGTTGTTGCTGTAATGCCATTGGGTCTAAGTCTTGTATCTGTTGTGCAGTAGCTCCTGCTCTACCCATTAGTGCATCATACTGTGCTTGTAAGTCATCACTTAAAGCCATGGTTGAACCACCTTGTTCATCATAACCAAATGTACCAAATAAACCACTAACACCTCTAGGAAGTGACCTTTGATATGCTTGTTCACCTGCCTGTCGTTGTGCCTCAGCAGTTTTCTTAGCTGCTCTGTTTGTCATTATTCCACCTATTAAGGCACTAGCTATTTGTCCCCACATATTATTCTCCTATGCTGTGCGTTTCCACATATAGACTACTATATATGGTTGTAAGTTATTGTGTGCTGTACCGCTTCCTACTGTTGATGTAGTTAAACTATTGCTTACTCCAGCAGTTGTACCGACAGTATTATTAGCATTTATTAAGTTAGTACCGTAATCATATGAACCATTATATTCAGAAGCTGCCCAGTTGTGATAGTGAGCAGGTAAATTAGCTTCTGTTAAGGTTTGAGTTTCAGAACCGCCAGTTGCATTTAGCGTATCAAATGTACCACTAGATGCTTTACCTACTGGAACTCTGCCTTCTCCATATGCTGCCCAAGTACCTACACCAAGAAGCGTTGCTGGATTAGTTGCTACTGTTGCGTTAATATATATTGAACCAACTGGATAAACTAAATCATTGATTTTTGCTGCTGTCGTTGCAGCTGTAACAAACGCTGTTGTTGCTACCTGATTAGTATTAGTTCCTGCAGTTGCTGTTGCAGCAGTAACTACTTGACTTGTATTTGCTAAGTCTGCTTTAGAGTTAACAGCAGTTTTAACCGCATTAAATTCTGTATTAAAATCACCACCACTGACTACTTTGTCAGGGTCTGAGTCGTTTAAAGCATCCTTACCTGACCATGGTATTTGTAAATTATAACTGCTCATCGTATTTTCCCTTGTTTTGCCCAAATAGAAATGTTTTGTAAAGAAGCTTTAAACCCCGATACCGTTTGTATTATCTGTAGTCTAACAACCTTAGCTGCTCTTGACATAGATACTTTGTACTCTGTAGGTTGGAAAGCAGGAGCATACTTGGCATTGCCATACTTACCCTGTCCCCACAAAGCATTGACTCCACCAGTAGTAGGGTCTAATGTAAAGTTAGCTGATGTAGGAGTAACATTGTAATCTCTAAACCAGTTAAGTGTTACGTTCATATTCTTACCACCTGACCAGATAGCTAAGAATCTTTTTAAAAATTTAGTTATACCCGGCTGTTCAAAGTCTAGCCATGTAGTTTTAAAATCTGCTTGGTATGTATTGTCTACATCTTGATAACATTTACTTGTATTAGATTCCCATGTGTGTCCAGCAGTAGTACATGCACTTGATGTACCATAAGTAGCAGTAACATCTTTTTTCTCTACATCATAGAATCCTGAATAAGTAGCTACTTTTCCAAAGTTAGTAACAGCTCCTAAACCTATATATAAAAAATCATCAGTAGATAACAAAGCTCCAGGATTTTTCTTAGAATCAAAGTTCCAAGTTGTTATACGTGGAGCACCTTCAGGTGTTGTAGCTTTAAAGTCAAACACATAAACAATATTTTTACCACCAAAACTTAATAAGTAAGAACCAGTAGATAAATCATATTGAGCTTTTACTTGGTTCATGTCAGCAGTTAATATGTTTGTTCTTATTTCATCCTTAATAGCTAGACTTAAATCTGTCAATGGCATCTTGTCTTGTACCATTGTACGAGCTAGTGAACGTACTCCTGATGAACTTAGGAATACAATGTCATCACCAATGACTTGTACTGAATCTCTAGCTACACATCCTACACCTTCAATAACTTCATCTAATTGAAATGAAGCTGCAGCTGGGTCCCAAGGGTCATTATAAATAACAATGTTACTCTTACCAAAAATAACTAGCTTGCCCATAAAAGAAGCTAGTGCTGTTATCTCATCACCTGACCATACAGTTTTTAAATCTACTGAACCTGACGCACCACCATTAAATGTTTGACCTATTAATGTATCAGAGTAATAAACTACATCTTTGTTTTCACCTATGTTTCCTACCCATATCCTACCATAATCTCCTAGAATACAAGAAGGTGTAAAAGTAGTAACACCAGTAGGTTTGTGATAACTGCCTACATCTTCTAAATCTTTCCATGTAGTGCCATCATAATTTATTGGTTGATTACCTGTCTGTACTCCATAGAACTGGTTATTAAAGTTTGTAAATTGCCAGTTGCCATTAGTTTTAGTAGTAGCTGAACCACCAAAAGTCTGTGCATCTAAAGTATAAGGAGTGTTAGCTGTGTTAATTTTATATACATTAGCACCAGCTCCAGCAAATAAAGTCTTAGCTCCTGTTGCACTAATATACTCACCTAATGATTTAACTATTAATGTATTAGCTGTAGGATTTCCATCAGTATCTAAACTGCCAGTATGTATATTATCTGTTACTTGTTTAATTCCTTCTCTAGTAGTAACACGTCCCTTCTCATCTAACATAATATTGTTAGCTGTTGTTAAGAACTGTGGTGGTAAACTGGAAGCCGATGACTGCCTGTTTAATCCATAGATACCTATAGAGTCTAATACAAGGGGTTGTATTGGTTTAGACGCCATTCCAAATTACCTCATCTGAGTGTCTGCCTACATCTTGTTGTATTGCATCTGATAATGCTTGTTGATATTGCATCTGTGCTAAGTCTGATAGTGTTCCACCATCTTCGCCACGTTCAGCTATAGCTCGTGCCCATACCCCCATTATAACAGGAAACTCTGGACATGTCAAGACATCTGTTGAATTTGTTAAATCATCTTGTGGGTCTAACAGATAAAAATTTATGTTATAAACAGCGTCAGGCTTAGGATATATCTGAGCTGTTAATAGACCACTACTGGTCCCATTAATAGAAAAGTAAGAAGGAACACCTGAGCTATCAGGACTAGGATATTGTGTAGACCTAATCCATGAATCAGGCACACCTTGTAACATTTGTCCTTGTTCTTGTTCTTGTACTGACAATGTTCTAGTACGTTGTGATGTACTAGGTAAATTATAGCTACGTGTATCAGCTACAGTAGCTACTGTTTCTATACGTCTTAGTGATGTCCAGTCCCAAGCATCTTCTACTTCTCTTTTAACTTCATTAACAAAGTCACCAATTAATACTTGATAGTCTGATGGACCAGCAGCATCTATTAATGCTCCTGACCAATCACTGCCTATACTATCTTCTCTTAGTCTACGTAATACTGCATTAATAATTTGTCTGTATGTCATCTACTTCCCCTTGGCTAATTGAGCACCAAAATAAAATTCTATAATCATTGTTGCCCACCCAAATATTTCATCCATCTTGAGTACAGCACCTGCTTCTACTTTTACATATTCAATAACATCAGGTGTTAATTGAAAACCTAGTATACTAGCTCCTTCTATAACTGTTGGTATTACTGTAGGTACATCAAAGAACACAGGAGCTATTTGTGTAAATATAATTAATGCTAGTATAACTAATATAATAATCCTTCTGTTCATAGCAGCCATAGGTGACTCTTTGTCAGCTCTATCTCTAGCCATGTTAATAGAATCATTACGTACTTGCAATGATTGTATCATTAGCTTTTGTTGTTCAGCTGCTGCTTGACTTTTTAATGCAAACAACTTACCAACAAAACCTAACATAATTGGTGCTACATTAGTTATAAACGCTATCATACTACTAATCCTATTGCTTCTATAATTCCTACTTGTGCAATAATATAAAAAATAATTGCACCATAAACGCCCCATTTAATCTGTAACAAAGAATTATTAATCTTTGCTATACATTTATTAGTGTCATCAATTTTACTAAACAACTTAGCTATTTGTCCTGCATGTTTGTCTAGCTGTAATTGCATTCTCTTAATGTCATCCGTCACTTCTTAAATCCTTTCTTCATATTAGCATAGGCTTTCTTGCTGATAGTAGATTTCTTTTTGCTTCTACTAATACCTTTCTTTTTCCTAGCATTAATGTTTGCGTATAGTCCTCGTTTAGCCATTACCATTTCACCTTGTTTGCCCAGTACGCTGCACTGGTTTTACCTTTAGCTATGTTCTTAGCGTGTCTAGCCTTAAATGATTTACGTTTAGCTTTCATTGCAGCAGACTCACCAGCTTTAGGTTTACCTGCAGTAGAAGCTCCTTTCTCACCAAACCTAATCATGCGGTCCTTACCACCATCTTTGATAAGGACTACATGAGATTTCTTACCTTTAGATGAACGCTTAGGTTTGTTATATCCTGAGAATGTTTCACCCCTGTAAGTTACTGCCATTACTTCTTCTTTCCTTTTTTCTTCATTGGTGGACGACCTCTTTTCTTACCGTATGTACCTTTTCCTGCTGGCATATTATTCTCCTAGTTTGCTAGTGGGTTATCTAAAGCTCTTTGTATTTTACTACCGAGCCTTTCTTCTAACTCTTTAATCTTTCTATCTGTATCAGAATAAAGAGAATCTCTTCTGTCATCAAATCTTTTCTCAGCATTATCAATCATATCTTTAATATCTTTTTGCTGTTCCTGTAAATCTGATTCAACATCATTAACAATACTTTCAAGGTGTCGCATATCTTCTCTAACTTCTACCTTGACTTCCTTTACATACTTAATTTGTTCATCAACATTATCTTTAATTAAGTTAATCTCTTCTTTAAACAAATCAATTTCTTTACTAACAAACTCCATGTGTGTATTTACTGTAGACATGTGTTCATTTATAACTGCTAAATCTTTTTCTATAGTAGATAAATCAGGTGACTCAAACGCAGCAATCTTAGCTTCCATATCTAAGTATCTCTGATATACTTCAAAACCACCCCACAGAGCTCCAAGAATTGTCCCTAAGAGGGGTATTATTAGTAGAGCCTTACTACCCCCTACCTTGACTCCCGCGTACTCTATTTCTGCCATTGTAGGTCCATCAATTTATTGTGTAGTATTTCGTTAGCCAAACCGTTTCTTAATCCTCTTTGATTATCTGGTATATCCTTGTCTAAATATATACCTTTATCTTTATAAAACACACCATCAATAAGCAGTTGTGTATTGTAAGTATTAAAGCCAGCATTAAAGTTTAAGAGAGCTAAGATTAGACTTTGTAGTTTTTGTTGTTCCTCTAATGATGCAGCTTCTCCCATTTCTGTCGCAAGGTTTTGTAGCTTGTTGCTAATAATCTCTCGCATCTTTTCTTTCTTACTAGCTTTCTTTTTTGTTTCTACTAGCTTAGGTTCTTCTACTTTAGCTTCTACTATCTCTTCTTGTTCAGGCTCCTCTTCTGTTTGTTCTTCTTGTATGGTTTCTTCTTCCGGCTCTGACTCATCAAGTTCCTCCTCTATTGGTTCTTCTAAAGGTTCTTCTTCTACTTCAGGCTCTAAAAATTCTTCTAACTCTGCTTCTATTTCCTCTATTAATTCTTCTTGTGCTATGTCCTCAAATAAATCTTCCATCTCTGGTATTGCTTCTTCTAATGTAGTAGCAATTAAAGTATAATCATCCAACGGTTCTATTTCTATTACTTGAAAAACCTCTGGCTCTTCCAAGACGAATACTGATTCAATAGTTTCCTCATCAGTTTCCCAAACTTCTTGTACATCTTCCTCAACATATTCATCTAAGTAAGCATCACTCCATCCATCACAACCGTAATCGTACAAAGGGTCCAATGCACATTGTTGATTATACACATTATCAGCATAGACTTGTGGGTAGTATAAACAACTGATATGACTGTCTGGTATTACACTGCATACACTTTCTCCATTTGCTATTTCTACTGGGTCATCTTCTTGACTGTTCCAAAAGATTGCTCCGTTAGTAGGGTGGTTATAAAACCATTGTTCATACTCACCTTGACTTAAATCTCCAACCACTGCTACTGTTACTGCGTGGTTATTTATTTGTACCTGCTCATAGTTTACTTCTATGTTACCCATTGGGTATATTGTCAGGTCAAATGTATTACTTGTATTCCTGTCGTAATACTCTGATAAGTTTTCCCACATGTATTTCTGGAAACTCTCATCACCTTGTGTATAAAACTTACCTACACCTGTGTCTATTAAATCTGTGTTCCAAGGCATTATGGTGTAATTAAATCTTACACCTGTAAATGAACTTAGGTCTTGTCCTTGACAACACAACCCATCATATACAATGCCAGTACCGGGTACATCAAGAGGGTCAAGAAACCCCACAACACCGTTACTAAACATAAAGCTAGTGACATAACTATTTCCATAAAAAGGAAAAGTAAAGTCAAGAGGTACCTCAATCCAGCCATCATCTCCAATCTGATGCTCAACTATCTCAGGGTCAGACCACGAGAATAGCGAGAAGGATAACGCCAAGAATGCCACTAACCAATTTCTCAAGGAATACTCCTCTGTTCATAGAAGTAGCCGGTTCTTTCTTTGGTACCTTCTTTGGGTTTAATCTCCATTCTGCTGTAGCTTCTTTACCAATTAACCCCTCACCAGTAGTAGGGGAATTGATAGGGCAGGGAGTCCCGGCAAATTTCATTGCGTCATACACCGACCTCGTTTGGCACATTAAAGCAACTGCTGCTACCTTCATACCCATATCATATAATACTTTAGCATTCTTTAATCTCATACAGTTCTCATCTGAGTAAGCCTGTCCTGTGCTGATACCTAGTATCTGTGTCTGTACTGCCCCACTAACTCCTACCATACATAAGTCACTATTACTTGCGTTAATGCTTGGACTAATCGCACTAGGTGGATTTGTCCTTATTGTACTCTTAGTATCTGTACTTGTTGTTACTGTGCTATTACTTGTACTGTTTGTAACAATTGGGTCAGCAGCCATTACTGGCAATACAAACACTATCCAAAATGCTACAACTATAAAACCTGCAACTATATTGTTGCGTAATCTGTTAGACATTAGTCAGCTACTAAACTCACAAATGCAGGGTCTACTTCATCTGTAGGGTTAGCAGTAAAGTGTGTACACATATCTATATTTCTAGTGTGTGTAGTTGTAGCTGGTCCATAAGTAACATCACCATTTTCTGCTGTGTTCTTAACCTTTCTAGTTTCAGTATGAGGTTTATTCTCATAAGCCATAACACCAGCTAAATCTGATAGTGCATTAATAGCTGTCTTAATTGTTTCGTGTTCACTATACAAAGTAGTAGCATAAGTAGCAATGTTACTAGGCACAGCAGTACCACCTTTGGCTGCTCTTGACCAGTACCAGTCTATGTCTGCTAATCTACTGGCTACAGCACTTCTTGCTTTCTCTAGCATATTAGCTTTAAGCGTAGCTACATCTCTAGCTGTTGAGGCATATGTTCCTACTACCTCATCACCACTTGTGTCTACAGTAAACTCACCATTCCAATAGTATCGACTATCAGGAGTGACTTCTCTGTATGCCTTAATGCCTAGTGAGGTTAATGTAGCACTATCTCTAAAGATACCTTTAGGATATGTCACATCACTAATCACCATAGCTTTAGGTGTTTTAATTATTTGTCCGTTAAAGTACCACATATTCTCTCCTATCGAGCGTTACTATTTTTAAAAGGTGTTTCTGCAAATGCTATGTAGATAATAGTTCCTGTATTTACATCTCCATCTGTTGTTCTAACTTTAAAGCCGTTTGATAATAAATCTATCCTGTTTGCATCTGTTTCAGAATTAGATATATTTGCAAATAATGTATCATTAGAACCAGAGCCATTGTAAGCCTTCTCTTTTATTATCATTTAAAAACCAATGACCTGTAGAATCACTTCGTTTTCTTATCACATAAGCTGGCTCTAAAACCTGTGTAAACAAATGTTCCATCAGCATTAGAATTACCAGTATATGAACCGACCTTAGAGTAGCCATCTACAGAGTGGAAACAGTAGGCTATGTAGTCATAATCAGCATTAGCATATGTTGTATTTCCTATCGAAAACACAGTTGAGGTTGGTGCTGTATTTTGCCAAACAGTTGTATCGGTATCGGCTGGTGAACCAGAATCAAGATATATAACTTTATTAGTTCCCATACTAAAGTTATAAACACCCCAGTTTGTAGCGGCTCCTCTATTTTTAGTAAGTATCATCTCAGGTGCTTTAGACAAACCGTGACCAACTGTAGCATTAGCTTCTGTTCCTGTGATATTTAACAATACTAAACCCAGCATCAACGTATTAACACTAACTGTAGAAGTTATAGAGCCATTAGTATTAGATGAGCCACTACCGTTTGCTTTCCAGTTCCAAGCTACATAAGTATACACCTGAATCACAACTCTCTGTTCCTGAAGTACCAAGTATAACCATCAGTATCAAAAGTAATGTATTGTCTGTAGCTTTCTGCCTTCAGCATTAGCGTTACATGCCTTAGTTAATAACCTCTAACGCACAGCATCATAAAGCATATTCCATTTTGCAGCAGAACGACTTTCTTTAGTCCACACTAAATCTAGGCTGAAATCCAATATTTGTAATGCTTTGACCAGTACCAGTACCAGTATAAGTTACAGCATCAAAATGCTCACTAGGTGTAACAGCTAGCGTCAGGTAAGTTCTTTGTACATAAAGCTAAGTAACCTGTAGGTGGTGTGTAGTAGAAGTCACCTATGCCATTACCATCTTGATTACCTTGTGGTGTCTTGTTACCAGCAAAAGAGGAGTCTTGACCGAAGTTGGCTGTTACTTGCGAACTGCCTGTACCAGCTTGTACTGGATTGTAGTATTCAGAAGTAGAAGTAACAGCTATAGCAGTACCACTATTTTGTACTGTATTGTTTTTATAAAATTTTATTTCATTATCATCAAGATTTAAAGCAACTCCTATAATATCGCCTGTTGTATAGCTACTTCCATAAGATGAAGAAGAATCATTGACGTGTTTATTACCATCTTGTTTATAATAAATAGATGGGTTTCCTTGAAACATATCAGCAATTGCTTTAGGATTATTATTTGATGGAAAAATTCCAATAGCACAAGAACTACCTACTGCTTTAATTCTGTTTTCCCAATACCATTTTCCACTTGTAACACCAATAGTCGCAGTTCCACCTTCATTAGCAGAAGTACCACCAGAACCATAAGCGTTCAGATTTCCTTCTGTCATTGCAGTTCCACCGTCATACGATAAAGGATTCCAAGTAGCAAAGTTATTGCTTGGACTATCAACCATTATATCTGACTCTGTTAGGTTATTACTTGTCCAGTCATTATTGTTACCACTTTGGTCTAGCCAGTATGCGTACTCTCGTTTGTCAGCGAAAGCTGCATATAGATGTAAGTATTCACCTGAAGTGTTAAGTCTACTGTTGTATGTTTAATTTGAAATCCATGTAGAAGTAAAATTTACAGCTTTCGTAATCAGTACTTTCTGCATCAGATAAATCTGCTTTTAGGATAGCATTTCCTTACCTTGTGTTCTGTCAGGACTTCTCTAGTATTGAATCATACATCATACCATTGTTAGCACCACCAGCATCAGTTGAACATTTTAATTATTACGAACGCTGGGGCTTGAATCCTGTTGTAACTACTCGTGACCTGTAGCAGAACCATTGCCAGTGTACCAATACTTACTATACCCAGTTACATCGAATGGAAACAGCAATTGTAGGCTCCAGAACTATTGATTAGCTGTCATCGCCATTTACAGAAGAATCATTACCTACTGAAAATACTGTAGAAGTAGAGTGCTGTATCATTCCATCTAGTTGCATGAAGTATCATCACCACCTGTAAGAATTCAGTCTTAAGATACTTATAGTGATATTCCTAATGCTAGCCATTTGATGGTTATACACTATCCAGTCAGTTGCTTCCTGATTGGTCACTGTGTTTGATTATCATCATCTCTATAAACCGTGACCTGTCCATAAGAAACTAACTCTGTCCATAAGTATTTGCTTTAACCCTTGAGTCTATTGAGCCAGTTGTATTGTAGTCTGAGATACTATCCATACCACCAGCAAATGCCATATAGATGTAAGTTTCACCACTTCCGTTTGAATTACTTGTTGTATTTTTTATTTGAAACCCAGTATCAGTAAATTCAATATCTCTGCCAGAAGTTAATTCTGCATTACTAAGATTTGCTTGTACTGTATTTGTAAGAGGATTAAGCGGATTTCTAGTATTATCCCAAATTTCCCAACCACCTGTATCTGAAGAAATCTTAACCATTACAAAAGCTGGTCTGAACCCTGTTGTAATTGTCGGACCTGTAGTAGAACCATTTCCTGTATAGCTTCCAAACTTGCTGTAATTTGATACCGAATGAAAACAATACGCTACCATTTCGTTACCATTACCATTCCAGTCTGTATGTCCACCAGCATCAGAATCAAAAGTAAAAGTAGAAGATGAAAAAGTTATTCTATACCCAGTAGAACCCGCATCAGTACCAAAAATAAATCTTTTATTGCTTACAGTATCTTGAATTCTCCATTGCGTATTACTGCTAGTTCTATTTTTAATAATAATAAGTTCAGGAGAAGATGATAATCCGTGTCCAACACTTGCACCTCCTGTTGAATTACCTGTCCAAGATACAATTGATTGCCCATATGTAGTATTGGCTCTGACTTGTGAACTAATGCTACCACTTGTATTAGTAACAGTAGTGTTGCCCATATCCCAACCCCAAGCTGCAAAGTTATGTCCAGAACCATCTCCATCAGAACCATACCCAGTAGAAGTAGTAAAGCCATCAGGATTAAATTTAGTAATACCTCCAGCATCTTCTGCACCAGTTCCATTAGCTTGTAAGCGTTTTTGAGTGCCTCTAACAATATCATTTATTGAATGTGCTTCTGCACCATCTCTGTCTTTAATCCAAACTAGCGAAGGGGCAAAGCCAAATCCGTCAACTTGATGTCTTGCACCTCCACCTTTATAAGCAACAGCACCAAAACCAGTAGGTGTATCAGCACCCATATCCCAGTTCCAAGCTACGTGATTACCCGAACTATAATTAACTGAAGGGTCAGTACCTACTGAAAAACCATCAATATTTCTTGCTGTTACAAAATTTGCACTTGTGGTTTCTGCATTGGTTAAATTTGAATATAAAACACTACTTTGTCCTCTTACAATATCACTTAAAACGTGATTGTCAGCGTGACTTCTCATTTTAACCCAAGTTAAATCAGGCTTAAACCCAGTACACCGCCTATATAATGTCCATAAGTACCATTACCTTTATAAGTAACCGTACTAAAACCTTCTACTGTATAGTCATTTTTAAACGGTAGGTAGAATCCATTAGTACCATAAGTGCCTGAATACTCTATAGGCTTCCATTCACCGTAGTCACCTGTTTCTCCGAAGTCTGCTGGGGTTAATGCTTGTCCATCTATGAAGTTTACTTCTGCTAGGTAGCCATCCATACTACTACTTAGTGAACTTGATGCGGATTGCGCGCCTATTCCGTGAGGAACATTGTTATTAATATATGATTCTTGATTTTGTGTAGGATAGTTTTCAATTTCAAAACTTGTTATTTGTTCACCATTAACATAAATTTTTACTCTATTTGATGCTGTTGATTGTGTTGTATCTACAGCAAGTACAATATGATACCAAGCAGAAGAATCACGAAATTGTTGGTTAGTCAGCAAATAAGCATAGTTTGAAGCAGCACCAGTTTGAAAAAATCTAAGTGTGTTATTGTTTTTAAATGCTAAATAATCAGAGTCAGAAGGAGTAGATGTGTTTTCACCTACAAAAATATTACCACCAAAATTAACACTTCTTTTTATCCAACAACTAAAAGTATAAGTTTTACGATTACCAGCACTAGCAAAAGTTGTGCTTAAATGTGGTACACGACCATCTTCAAACTTTAGACTCTGCTCTAACTCGTAAGCCTCTCCAGAAGCATACATCCATTGTGGTGAACCTATTGCCATATTATGCGAAAGCCAATTGTGGAGTTCCTAGTAAAATTCTTCCTGAAGCAACGACAACATAAGGAACAATGTCAGTTGCCGAAGCTGTAGATGTTAGTGTCAGTCCAGCACCACCAGCAGTTTCGTAATCTGTACCTAGAGATACTGTACGAGAGCCTGTGCCATCTTGGATAAATGTAATAAAGCCAGACTGTCCTACTTGCTCAGTAGATGGATTAGCTAGAGTTACATTACCTGTAAGTGTAAGTACAAAGTTTTGATTAGCAGCAAAGTCTAGTGTGACTGAACCTGTGTTAGATGTATCGGTGTCTGTTGTAGCTATTCCTGTTCCTGTTATTGTGACACCATTTGCAGTTGTTTCAATTTTTTTACTGTTATCGTGATAAAGTTTTACTGCTCCATCTGCTAACACATCAACACCACTAGCACCAGTTTTAGGTTTTAAATAAATTTGCCCATTTGTGTCCTGTAATATTAGGCTACCTTCTGTGTTATAAATATAGCTCGTACTACCATCGTGATATATTTGTAAATCACCACCACTAGCCGAACCAACTTCTAACTTAACATTATCACCAAGTATTAAATCACCTGTCATAGTGCCACCAGTCTTAGGTAGAGCAGCATTAGCAGTAGTATTAGCTGTTACACCTGTGGCAATATCTGTGTTAATTGAGTTGGCTAGTTTATCTGCTGTTACTTGGTCATCACCAATATGAGCAGTATCAATAGAGCCATCTACAATATGTTCTGAGTCAATAGAGTCATCAGCAATCTTAGCACCTGTAACTGCATCAGCAGCAATAGTAAGTGCAGTTGCACCTGTCACATCTCCTGTGTGAGTAGCATTTGTTACTTTAGCTGTATTGGCTGCAATTTCAGTATTAATAGAGTTAGCTAACTTGGCTGCTGTTACCGCATCATCAGCAATCTTAGCTGTTGAAATAGAGCCATCAGCAACCGAAGCTCCTGATAGTAAATTAGTGGCTGTTACTTTTTTAGAAGTACCGCCATCATTGATTAATAATTCCTCACTACCTCCTAATGAAGTTTTTGCTGGTAAGGCTGATACTTTAGTTGTTGCCATGTTTACTCCGTAATAATATAGTCAGGACTAGCATCACTAGATGACTCAGTTATAAAATACAAGCCAGTTGATTCTGTTTCTATTTCTTGTTCAGGAGAAGCAGGAGGACCTACTGGTGTATCATCCCACCCTCTCCTTCTAAATAAATAAACAGGTACAAACTTTCTTTGTTTTCTAGTTAACTTATATGCCATTACTCTAACCTGTCTAAAAGTTTTTCACGTCCAATGTTTCTACGTTGTTCTATATCTGCTAACTTATCTGTAAATTGTTCTACTAATGGAGCATAAGAAACATCTACTGGTACAACTTTCTTTCTTGTTGGAAGCTTTTCTTTATATGCTTCTGGCTCTTTAAAATTTGTTTTAGCTTTTGTATGACTATCTTTAGGTGTAGCCATTAATCCTTTTGGCTCAGGTAAAGACGACATCTTAGGTAAATCTTTTGTTTCTTTATGTGCTTTTAATTCTGCACCTGACTCTACTGTAGGTTTAGAATAACTCCTGTCCTTTACTGAATCTAAGTTATCTTCTCCACTTAACATCTGGTCTAGTATGTCATGTATTTCACTTGTTTCTTCCTCAAAAGAACCTTGTTCGTTATTAAACTGTAGACCATTTTCCTCTAAAAAAGAAGCTAGTTCTTCCGGAGAACCTGTAGGATTTTCAACTTTAAATACTTGTTCAAGAATTTCATTATAAAGTTTTGCAATCTTTTGCTTTATCTTATCTAACTCTAAGTCTAAAGCACTGTCATCAAATAAATCAGCTATATTCATAGTTCTCCTAATTAGCTAAATATAACCCCCTCATGTAGAAGGGGTTACGGTTTAACTAACTATTATCTGTCAGTTACAAAAGCGAAACCTGAAGCGTCACGCATCTCACCAACACCATAGATAGTGTCAGCAGTATACAAGTCACCTAGGTACTCTTGCATGTAAGATGATTGTGAACGTACTCCTAGTTGCTCAACTAGAGCCATTGCGTCTTTGTGTAGAACTAGACCAATGTCATGTACAACTGAACCAGTAGCACACTGAGTAGTACCCATAGCGTTAGTAACATATACATCAACACCGTAGATTTGTCCAACCTTACCAGTTTTGATTGCATTACCATCACCAATGAACGCTTGCTCAGTATAACGCTGAATGCCTAACATGTCAGTGTACTGACGTGGAGTTAGAACAATTGCACGTCCATCTTGAGGTACGTCAGCTAGGTCTAGCTTTTCAATCATACCACGAATTGCTGCATCACCACCAGTTGCTAGTGAAATAGCATTACCAGTACCTGAACGGTCCCAGTCAGAAAGTACACCAGCATTAGTAAATACTTGTGCCTTGTTCCAACCTGAGTTACCTGCTGTACCGTTACCACCGTTAAGTGCTGCTGCTTTGTTAAACAAGTCTAGGTCGACCTGTGTGCTTAGAGCATAGCCAGCATCTTCTGTGTAGAATCTACGTAGAGAACTCAATGCTTGAACCTCTGCCATATCTTCAATTAGCACTGAGTATTCATAGTGCTTATCAATGCTTAGTGCTGTGTTGCCATGAGTATCGCCTTGAATCTTTACTAGCGAGTTCTCTCCCTTTGAAGTTGCTGAACCACGTACCGGTGTTGGGATGTTGATTGTGTCACCCTTCTTACCTTTGTGGTTGATGCGAGTTACCAAATTAGCTAATACTAAGTTCTTTTGATAACTGGCAATAACTTCGTCACTCCACAACTCTGGAATAAAAGTTGCAGCTGTAGTGACTGTTTGGTTATTAGTACCAATTACACCTGTTGCCATTTATATATCTCCTATATATCTTATTATTTTACCCTCCCCTCTGCGTAAGCCTCGTAGATTTCATCTTCTAAACTCTGATAACGCTTTGGGTCAGTCTGTTTTAAACGTATTAAATCAGCACGCCTGTAAATCTTTTTACCAGCTGTTGACTCACCGGAAGCTCTTGATACTCCTTCACCTGCTTTTATCGCAGTATCTCTTTTAGTCTTTTTGCTTTCATTTACTTCTTTCGTCTTAGAAATCATTTGTCTTTCTTTCCAAGTCGTAAGCAGTTCATTGGCTGCGTCAAAGTCATAAGAGTCTGCTTCTTTATACAAGCGTTGTCTTATCTTACTTCCATTTACCCACTCCTGAAATCCTCCGTCAGTGATGACTTCTTGGAAATCTGGATGTGCTTTTTCGAGTTGTTGGGCAGTTAAAGCAGCTTGTTGCTGTTGTGTCTGTTCCGAAAACTCTCTGAACCTAGGATGATTATCTATAATTTGCCTGACTGCTTCTTCAGGATTATCATAAAAATCTGCTGGCTCACTTGTGGTAGTCTGTTGGCTTTGCGAACTTATCTGTGATTGCAAATAAGAATCAGTAAGCTTTCTAAGTTCACCAATCTCTTGCCCTTTCCTACCTAGTTCTTTCTCTAGGTTCTCATAGGCTTCAGCTATTTCTGATGAGGACTTACCTTGAAATTTCTTAGGAAGCTCAGGCTCTGTTGTTTCTTGCTCTTGAGTTACTTCCTCGTTGACTTCATCCTCTACAGCTAATGCTTCTAAAGATTCGTTTACTTGCTCTTCTACTGGTTCTTCATGAACCTCAGGGTCTACAATTTTACTACTCATGCTTCTTACCTCCGTCTTTTAAGATTATGGGGGTTATAAAAATGTTAGAGCTGGTACTAATCCAGTTGTTCTAACGCTAGTTTGGTAGCTTCCTCTAAATTAATAAACATGTTTAGGAAAGATACCTGTCCTCTACGTAAGTGTAGAGTCTTTTCATCTTCAATGTCATAGATTTTTTCAAGTGACTCTGCTAGTTTAGTGTACTCTTCTAACAATACACGCCAGCCATCATGTTGAATCATGTCTAATCGTTGTTCTAATACTTCTCTATCTGTCATCCGTTCATTGCCTTAGACAAATTAAGTATAGTTTCTGAGTTTAGATGTTCTACTTCAGGTACATTACGTGCAGTTTCTGACTGTATACCTTTTATTCTTACCATCTTCTCAGCTAGTTCTAGTTGTTTCTTAGCTAAAGTTTCATTAGATACTTTATCACCTGCATCTACTTGTAGCTTCTGTGCTTCTGCATATAGCTTATTAATGTCTGCTTTGAGTTCCTCTAGCTCAAGCATAGACTTCTGCATTTCTATTTGTTTAATTTGTTCTTGTTCTGGATTAGGCTGCATCATTTGATTAATTGCTTGTACTAACTGTGTTCTGTTAGACAGTGATGAGTTTTCAAATATACTCATTAATATAACAAAGAATGCAGGAGAACCTTGTGGTGTCATAGATAACAACTGTACCATCTGTGTTGTTTCTAATTCCTTAGCCATAATACCCAGACTACTATAAGGTTTAAACTTAAAGTCTACTGCTGGATATCTTTCATTATCAAACTGTATACGTCTGTTTAAAGTCTTATTAATCATAGGAATCAAGAATGAATCTTGGAAATTCATTAGTGTTCTTTTCTGACGTTTGATAGATGCTGCTTGGAGCATTGACATACCACTAGCAGTTCCATTCCGAGGATTGGAAAAGTTACTGTTAGCTGTGTCCATAGCACCAGTACCCATCTGAACCATGCGTTCTAGCTCTGCTGCTTCGGTAAATGTCGACTGGGATAGACTACCAAAGTTCAGTGGCATTAGAACGGATTTAGGGTCGCCATTCGTAAGGATTGTCTTACCGGGACGGACATCAAATTTCGTTCCACGTGGTAGACGAGTGGCATCTAAACCCATCATTGGGTGTGTCGTGAGTGCTAAGGCGTCAATACGAGCTCTCAGTTCAGCATCTAAAGCTTTCTGTGGATTATATCCCTTTTCAGCTACACCCCTACCCCAGAACTTCGAGGGAACCCTGTCATTCTGATAGGCAACAAACGGTCTATCATTTAACATGTATGGGTTTTCTGCTGCTCTTAGTACGCAATCGTCATTAGCAATTGTAACAACTGCTTCAACTAACTCATCATCATTGTAGTCAAACTGGTCTACGCTGCTTGAGTTACCACTAAGAAATCTTTTAGGAACTAATCCCCAATATTCTACAATCTTTACTTTGTCATCTTCATCAGAGTCACTAAACTCTTCATCAAAGCCAAAGTCTGCTTTGTCATAACTACCTAATGGCATATCATTATATATACCATCCTTCATACCCTTAGTAATCATATATCTTGGTTTAATTACTATGTGGGCGACACCTAATGCTTCATCTATTGTTGTAGCTGTAGGGTCAATAACAAATTCTTTTGGTGATACTGATTCTAACTTAACACATGTGTACGGTATTTCCTGTGTTCTAGTAGCAGTTGTCATGGTTCCCGGTACTGGCTCTTCAATAGCCACCATTTCCATTTTATCCTGTACTAATACCTTACCAATACCTGTACCAAATATAGCACCGTTAAGTAAACACTCTGCAATAGCGTCTTTTACTCCATCTTTTGTTAAATCTTCATGAAGTAAGTTACGTATGTACTCTGCGTCTTGTTTGTTTTGGTCAAGGATGTCATCTTCTAGGTCAAACCAACGGTTGCCTCCAAAGATTGCTTCCTCTAATTCTGCTACTGTGGCTTCAATTGCCTGTGATGTGGCTGGAGAAATTAATTTACTCTTTTCTGACTGCCTTGTTTTGTCATCGTTTGCCCAAATACCACGCCATAATCTGTAATATTCGTCCCATTTAGACATATAGTTAGTATTCCTGTGGTCCTCCCACTGGTCTACTCTGTCTAACACCCATTCTCTTAACTGACTGTGTGGACTATCTAGGTAATCTTTCTCTTCCATAAATTAATATCCTGCTATTGCGTCCATTGGTTCCCATTCGTCTAGTTCTATGCTGCCTGCGTAGTCTGCTACACTGACTTGGTCTATATATGCAAGGCTATCCAGTAAGTCATCATGGCTAAGAGGGGAAGGGAAGTCCATCATTTGGGAAATAAAGTAGTCATTCCAATCTGCCTTTCTAAATTTTATTTTACCATGCTCTAGTCGTCCTTGCAGCGACCATGTAATTCTATCTATCTTTCTTTTACCGCCATGAGTAACATCTGTTATGTTAACCCATCTACCGTGTGTCCTCATCTCATCTTCAAGATAAGGCATAATTGCGTTCTTTAACGCTCCGGCTTCAATTCCGACAGTAGTTGCTTGACTTTCAATTGCAGCCTGTAGTATTTTAAAAGCAGTTTCTTTAATACCCCATCTACCATGATATATATCCTTTACTAACCATTCATCATTAACAATCTTAACTACTGATATTGCTGTTTCGTCTAACTTACTTGACTTTAAACCTCTGTCTTTACTTGCTGCTTCAAACCCTGCTGGGTCTACTGCAACTACATAATGACCTATTGTACCTTCCGCAAAGTCTGTTTCATTATCGACATACTTAATCCACTCTTCCTTAAATATTCCTCCTGTGAAGGACTCAAAGGTGGCTTCAAATTCCTGTCTGAACGCTTGAGTAGACATTGTACTCTTTGCAGCAGCGATTTCTTTGGGGTCCAGTAATGGATTATCTGTGGAATTAAATTGAAATGCTTGCCAGTCATTATCTTGTTGTGCTTCTATGTATAGCTTATAAAAATGATTCTTTCCTGCAGGGGTACCAATAAACATAGCACCGCCTTTTACGTCTGCAAGAGTAGGTCTTAAAATCATTTCCCACACTTCAGGCTTCATACTGGCATATTCATCAAGTACAACGTACTCCAATCCTACACCCCTCAAAGTATCTGGTCTATCTGAGCCTTTAAGGTATATCTTTCTGTCGTTGACTAAAGTTAACACTGCTGTGTTTTCGTGAGCAGCTTTTATAACATCCTGCCCTAACTCCTTTAGCATACCCCACATAATATCTTTTGATTGTTGGAATGTGGGACCAACGTAAAATACGTCTTTGCTTTTGCTTTGTAGTGCTTTGATTAATAAAACCCAAGCAGCTAACCTTGACTTACCAAATCTTCTACCTGCTGAAACAACTTTAAAACGAGCAGGAGATTTAAATATCTCCATCTGAGCATCATGAAGTGAAACTTTAATATCTGCCATTATTCGTCTATGGCATCTATTACTTCACCTTCAAAGGTAGCTTGTTCCTCTGCTTCCTGCTTTTCTATTGCCTTTACGGATTCAACAATAATATTTATTCCTAAATCCTGGTGTTCGTGTTTTATTTCAACAGCTTTATGTGCTGGAACAATTCTATCCATGCACATCTTTAAACAATGTCTATCACCTTTTAAGGCTAACTCAATAACCTTGTCCACAATCTCTGGACCTCTCGCTGATAATACTTCTCTGCTTAAAGCTGTATATTTGTTTACTGAACCTACGGGTCTGCCAGCTGGATTCAATGAAGGCATGCCCTTGTATAAGTTGGGATTACCTGCTTTTCTTTTAGGTTTTGTTTCGTCCTTTGGCATACCTTTGTCCTGTGTTAAAAAGGGAGGTTCTATACCCCTATTATACCACGCTTTGCTGGTAATTGCAAGAACTTTCTATAAATAGCCACTTTTTGTACCTTCGGATTAGTAAAATTGTAATTACATTGTAGGTCCAAATCCCATCTCATGTGCTAATGAGCTACACCGGAGTGCGTGCGTTTTTCCATAGATGGGTCCCCATTGGCTCTACGTGGCAAAAAGTGGCAATGACTGGCAATTCATGGCAATGGGTGGCTAAGGGTGGAAAATTGGAGATAAATGTGCGAGTGATTG